CGCCCCTGGCAGTATCCCAACGACCAGAGGCTTTACTGTCGGCGGAAAGCTTGGCTTCAGGAAATATTTCTGTGTAATCTTCCCTGTCCAAAAGGTTTTTAACCTTGCGGCCAAAGCCAACTGCAAGTTCGGTGGTGTGCGTCGCTTGTATTATTTTCATATTTGGATTGCGGCCTATAAACCATGCAGGCAAAAAGTTGGAAGCAAACTCAGACTTCGTATGTCGCGGGGCCATGTTGATTATAAGTCTCTTGAGGGACCCGTCGGCTACCCTTTGAAACTTCTCTGCAATGATTTTGTGATGTTCACCTGCTATGAACTCAGGCCACATGGCACGAACAAATGTTAGAAAGTCATTGCGACAAGAATCTATTCGGTCTAGTTGAGCTAATCTTAACTGAAGTTTGACTGCCCTATCTCTTGCGTCTTCACTCATGCCTTTTCTTTCATTTCAACTTCTTCTTTTAATATACATTTTCTTTCAAAAAAGATAACGGGAGAAAAGTTCTGTTCAACATTTGATGTCATCTCTTCTAATCGTTGCTCACACCGCTCTAGAGACGTGTAGGGGCCCCACAAATCTCGTATATTGAAGCACTGTGGGTCTTGTCCTATACACAAAACAATTAAAACAGTAAACATCCTAGCCTCCTTTACGGGGTTTCATAGTTATTATATGCGATATTTTATATAATGATATCATTTTTTTACCTATTGTTTGTGAAAAACTTGGACTTTGTCGTCGCCGACGCCACCACCCGCCATTTTTCGCGTCGGTTTTTTGACGGCCATTGATTTTATTGAGAAAAATTAAGTCTAGACGGGCCCCGCAAGCTTTGCGCTGCGCGACGGTTTTTTGTGCGCGGGCCGTGATCAGGGGCAGCTGGCCCACGTAACAACGTCACCAGATATCGAATCACGAGCCACGGATCACGCTTCGTATGTTTTAAGACGGGGCAGTCGGTCCAGCTGAGCAGGTTTTATCTGAATATACCGGATAAGTGATTCATAGCCTTATAACGTCGAATCTCAGGCCGATCAGCGTGTAAACATACGACGATCATCGCTGAGCTCGACGAGAATCGCATAATTTTAGGTTGTATAAACAAAAAACCAGTTAAAAACGGGCATTTTGAGTCCGGTGATTGTTTTAATTGAATAAATGAATCACCAGGAGTCGAGTCCTGGTGCACGTTTTAAGCGATTAAGTACGACTGGCGGGAAAAATCGACGCGCTGCATCTCGAATCTTTTGAGCTGCACCCCGATTCTTTTGTGCAGCTCGATCAGATTCAGGACAAAAACCCGTAAAAACTAGCTGAAAACTGCGATTCTCAGCCTGATCAGCGTGTAAACATACGACGATCGATCACGAGCTCGACGAGAATCGCGTTAAAATGGGCCTATTTTTAACAGAACATAAAAAAAAGCCCGCCAATATAGGCGGGCTGGAGTCGTTAATTGTGGGGCTTATTCAGGCTTTTTAGACCTGCCCATATCACCCGCAATATGATGACGGATAACAGCTCGCGGGCTGAGCTGGCCCATAAACTGATCGAGCTGCTCCGAATCGCTAAGCTGCTGATCAGAGTCTTTTGTGTTTTCCCATTGTCTCCGGACATTGTGGTAGGCAGCATAGCACCCGCCCGACTCGTCGAGCTGTCCAGCAGCTCGCTTACCTGCTCCATGTCCTGAAAAGATAACCGGATAATCACGATCGCCCCGTGCACATAACGGCTTACCGTCCCCGCAATCAATGCAACTGAAATTGTCTAGATATTCTTGCGGGCACCGGACAAGAGTCGTTCCATTAAATTCCCCTGATCGATACGACTTAGACTCGCGCCAGAATGATTCATCAACAATAGACACGGCGGGCTGGCCCCGTTTAATCCACTGGACGGCTTGCTGGAAAGAATCAGCCGAAAAATTGATCACTGTTTTAGCTGGATTTAACAGGGCATTATACCATTTTGGATGAAAGTGTGAGTAGGTCATTGATTCACCCGCTCGCGGTTTAGCGTTTAACACTGAGGCCATGTAGACGAGATCGGGCATATCTGAGCCACAGCCGCTAGGATTCAGGCTGCAGCTTTTCGGGCAAGTGTCAAAAACAGATTGATCGCCCGCCCTATATGTCACCGCACAGCCTTTAGTTTTTGCGGCTCTGCTTATTTCAACTGTCTTTAACATTGCTCAACTCTCCGCCCATATGAATCAAGCTGCGTGTAAACATTACCCTTGATCAATTCCACAATATCAGCCGTTTCAAACTCGTCCGGCTTGTCGTAAACATCGAGCTGCCAAAACTTGCCCGCGAATTCCATAATGACACCGACATCATCACCATGCTTTGGGTGTTCATAAAACTTACGGCCCGCAACTTTAAAAAGTGGTTTATAAGCTGTTATTTTGTGCATTTTTGAATCTCCATTATTCGCACTGTTTCAATTTATATAAGATTAAGCCCATATATGGCCCATGTCAAAAAATAAAAAAGCCCGGGTTTTTTGCCCGGGCTTTTCTCAATGTTTAGGCTGCTGCTGTTAAGCTGCTATACTGGCCCTGCTCACGCTGGCCCAATTGGCGGGGCTCATGTTCAAAACATCCCCGCCTAACCGTTGCCATTCGTCGACGTGGTCAGCTTCTGCATTATTCGCGCAAGCTGTTACAGCGTTCATAAGGGTTGCACGGCTTATAGGCCTGCCCTGCTCATAACCTGACTGTCCGATCGTGCTCAAAAGCCCGTCAAAAATCGTGCTTGTTTGCTTTTTTGGAATTGCAAGCACCTTGCCAAGCTGCTCAACTGCGCCCTGCGTGTAAGTCCCCTCGATCACGTCCCCTGCTGCTGCCTTCATCTGCTCCAGTACAGCGTCGAAGGATTCGCGGCTGGCATAGTTGCGGGTTATGTCCCGCAGCTTCAGGCCAAGTGCTGCATTATCTGCATTTTTTGCTTCATCAGATAAAATGCTCCATGTGTCATCATCACCGCGAGCTGACGTAATGTGCGAGCTGCGCGACCTGTTTTGTGTTTGCATCCCGTTCAAGCAGGCCAGTGTCCAGTTAATTTGAAAGACTTGAATAGAGCCCTGCCCGACCTCAGAATTGCTTATGCCAATTCCCAGTGCCATGATGTCACCGACATTCGCGCCCTCGCCCAGAATGGTCTCAGATTTAAATCTGGCATAAAGCCTTTTCTCTGTAATGTCCGCATTTTGGATTTTCCACTGGGCCTCAGATTCCATCAGCTCCGGTAGCACAGTTTCAATGAGGTGCACATTGTCAAAAGTCTTAAACTTGTCGGAAACAAAAGCCCGGGCAATTCCGAAGCGTTCATCATCCATATGCGTTCTGATCATGCGGGTGACGGGCTCATTTTGCCATATGGCGTTAACCAATCCGTCCCACTGCTCAGGATAGCTGCCCTGCAGCCGCCTTGCAGTCCGCACGTCTATTCCAGCACGGGTTGCTATCTGATCAAAAGCAACATCATTAACCTGTAAATGGCGGGTAGGCTCTCCGCCCTGCCCTTCAAGAATGATGCCAGATATGTTTTTATCTTCTGCATATTCGGTGGTTTTATAAAAAGCCTGATCGGTTGGTACTAGAAAGTCCTGAGACCTAGCCGCCTGATCCTGCACCTTCAGCATGAGGTTTTGTAATGTGAAGCCTTCATTTTCGATAGTATGTGTCATATGTAAATCTCCATTAATGACAGTTGAACTGATACTGTTATAAGCTTTGTCTTATATACTGTCAAACAGAACTTTTAAAAAATACCCCTGCCAAAATATGACAGGGGCAAAAATCATTTTTTCTTTTTCCATTCATACCGACTTTTTACTTTTTCAATGTCGGAGCTGCCATAAAGCAGCCAATAATAAAGCTTGGCAAAAATTATCATTCAGCAGCCTCCAGCTCGACCGCCTCGTTATACTCTTCATCATCATGCTGGCGGGCCTCCTTTGTAACGATGAAGCCCTCACGATTCACATAATGATCGGGATTAGTGAATGTCCATATAACGCCTTCCTCAGTGTCTGTAATGATGACTGACCAAATATGTTTTAAAGCACTTATTCTCCATTCGGTTGTCATGTCTGAAATAAACACGTTTTGCATATCTGCTATTTTGGCAAAAGCTGCACCAAGTGACAGAAAGTAATCCCCGTTTTTGTCCCTGATTTCTTCATAAGGAAATTCTTCAGCTTCAGTGATTTTGACGTTTTTATCTGGTTGCACTGAAAAATCAAGCTGATCAAATTCTTTCCAATCCAATTCATCAGAATTTAAATTAGCAATGTTAAACGCTTCGTCTTTATTTTCCGCACACACGATTGCTTCGCATCCAATGATTTTATGCGCTGTAACTTTGAAACTTTTCATGTCAATGCCCACCTTTCCCGCAGCTCAGAAATTGCCCTTAACACTTTTCTCATTCGTTCGATTTTATCAAATTCTGCATCATCACTTATGTGCGGTAGCGAATCGTCTAAAGTGTTATAGATTTTTGTTGGGGATAAAATCCCGATGCCAGAATATTCCCCTTCACCAGTTACATTTTCATCATAAACTTGAAAAATCTGTTCTAAATCTTTTATAGCTTTCAGAACATTACAAAGCCTCATTTCATCTGAAGCAACTAAAACTGTTTTATTCATTGCGATGCCTCCTTAAACTTGAACGCCTCAACGTCTCTATACTTCACACATTCCGCGAGATATTCTAAAAACATATCATAAGCCTCTTCTTCTGTTTCAGCTTGAATAATATCCTCGAAACTAATTTCAAAACTCTTCATCACGATGCCTCCTTATCTTTTGTACCAATACCCTTTTAACACCCCTGTTTTTTTAAGATGTTCTTCGAGCTGCGGCAGCATATCTGAACTGTGATATTTTTTAGGCAAGTCTGCCGCACGACAGCCAGTAATTTTCGCCACTTTTGTGCGATACTTACGCAGGAGAAAATAGTGATTTTTGACTGCCTCCTCATTGCCCCAGAAG